TGCAATTGTGTGTTGTTCGATATTCCACGCGCTAATGAAGGGTTTGTTTCTTACAATGCTTTAGAAAGTATTAAAAACGGAATGGTTTGTAATACGAAATATGAGACAGGCGTAAAGTTATTTAACGCGCCTCATCTTATCTGTTTTGCTAATTTTAGACCTAATGATATGTCTAAATTGAGTGAGGATAGGTGGAATATTACTAATTTAGGCGAACCGGATAGTGATGACGATATTTAATAATACTTACTTAAGACGCTCGCGCTCACCGCGCCTCGCATCGCTCGTGTCGCGCTCTTCAATACCATTGCGGTTTCACCGCAATCCACAGGGCATTTTCGCTTGACTTGCGTGGGGTTTTAAACAATAATATTTATATGATTATCGTCATAAATATTATGGTATATTTTTAATTCTATTATGCGTCCTCGTATTCGCCATAAGACATAGCGTTGATGTTGTAAAATGATTTATTAATTGTATTATTGCCTAATACATTGCTATTTGGTGTTATTGTTGCAAAATCACCAGTAGCAGGGTGCCATACAGACCATAAACATAAATTTTCTATATTTATATCTTGAGGCGTTGATACGAGTTCATCATACTTTAAACTCTTATTTTTTAATACATATTTGGTTATATCAAATCCAAATGACCGTGTCATATTAAAGTCGTTAGATTGAGCGCCTGTTCCTGATGGCATATATGCTAAACTTTGCCCTGTGCCAAAAAAACTTTGTCCTGTTCCCATTTTAAACCTCTTGTGATAATATACTTTATATAAATCGTTATTCACTCTATATAATTGTTCTTGAGTAGAACCTGTTGGAGTTAAATCTGTTGAACCAGATTGATAAAAATTGGTTAATTGAACCGGAATTGTAGTATTATTTGCGACTAATCTGCCAAAATACAAATCAACATAACCCACTTGTGAGTTCTGTGAAAATCCTGTAGTAGATAATGCCGGAGCGACAATAGTCCCTGGGGGTGTCATATCTAACGCATCGTTAGGTTGGATTAATCCTTTTATGACCCATCTTTTAATTTTAATTTTATTTCCTATTCTGTCCTGAACTGATGTTCCTTGGACTAAATTCCAAATTCCTGCTGTTCCTGGCGCCCACACAAAACTACTCATTACTTTAGTATAAGTAAATGGGTTAGTATTAGGATTGGTTAAAGTATGCACTATCGTGCCTACTGGTGCCTTGTAGGTGAAGGTTGCTGTGTGTTTGTTTTCCACATTTCGAGCAATAACGCTATTAACGCGTTTAGCAAAACTGCCTTTGGAATAGTAATTCCTTTTAATCGCTTTTGGATTGCCATATTTATATATAGCGGACATCTTCGTTGCTGGTGCTTTCGCTTTGCGTGTGTATTTGCTTCTCTTTTTACGGAGGTAGAAACCATATGCCATTTTTATGTATAATATATATATTATCTCTTTATATTGTTTTTATCAAAACTACTTAAAGAATTGGTACTATCATTATATATAATGATAGTTCCAATAGTTCCAGAGGGGGGTAATACTATTTCCCCCTCTTCTAAACAAGTTAGTCCAGCAATTTATTGGTGTTTTACATTAAATAATTGGACCGATGATGAGTTAAGTTCCATTAGTTCCAATAGTTCCAAGTTTTGTAAGTTTGCCATTATTGGCAGTGAGGTAGGTGAAGAAGGCACACCTCATTTACAAGGTTATATTGAATTCAAGACAAAGTCTCGTCCAGTTGGTATTTTTAATAATAAGCGTATTCATTTCGAAAAATGTAAAGGTGATAGAGCGGATAATGTAAAGTATTGCTCTAAAGAAGGAAATGTTGTGTTTTCCTTAGGTATGCCTAAACCTATAAAGATTATTACTAAACTTTATGATTGGCAGAAAAATATTGAAGATATTATTCTAACTGAACCTGATGACCGGACTGTGTATTGGTTTTATGATAAAAAGGGGAACATTGGAAAATCTGCTTTCATTAAGTATTGTGCTGTTAAGCATAAGGCACTCTTTTGTTGCGGAGGCAAAATGGCGGATATTATGAATTTAGTATTCAATATGAATATGGACGAGTGCAATTGTGTGTTGTTCGATATTCCACGCGCTAATGAAGGGTTTGTTTCTTACAATGCTTTAGAAAGTATTAAAAACGGAATGGTTTGTAATACGAAATATGAGACAGGCGTAAAGTTATTT